AAATCATCGATGTTACCATCAATACGCCTTACGATACTGTCCGCAAGGGGTATGAAATCAGAGTAAGGGAAATCTTTTATGTATCGTCCGTTGGACACTGGCAGGTGAAGACGACAACCGTATTTCTTCCGGTAGGCCATAATGAGCTGATGCCAAACGGGCTGAACAGGCTTATTTACATGCAGAGCGGGCTGCCGAGTACAGCAGTGCGGGAGGAAAAGGCGGCTCTTTATATGGAGCTGGGAGGCGGCAGTACCAATACCCTGTTCAAGATAGCTTCTCTCCGCGGCATCATCGCTTTCGAGGCAGGAACAGGCGTAAGCACCCTGATTATCGACGCGCGCAATGAGAAAACATATGCCCTTTCAGCCGACGCGGGCACAGGCACCAGGCACCTTTATGCCAATGGATTGACCAATCCAACCTATCACGCATTGGAAGCAATGGCCGTCAATGCCATTGAATCCGAGGAAACGGCGGATTTTGAAGATATTAACATACCTCTCTAATCATGAACGACGCAGAAATACAAATTCAGTTCCCGCGGCCCGGCAACTGGCAGGAATTCACGTTGACGGCCATTTATCAGGACGCTGGAGGTTACACCCGGACAGACCGCTACACAGCGGACGAGATACCAGCGGAACAGGCTCCGGCAATGGAGTCCGTAGTTGCTGCGCTGGTGGGATTGGGTGAGGACTGGCAGGCGGTGCAGGTGTGGGCGCGGTTAGGTATTACTATGACGTATGATGTCGCGAATGAGCGTAGCGAATACGTTTTTGCCGTGGTGCTGACCGTTGAGGCTGTCAATCCGCAGGGCGGGCGGAGGGTGTTCACTTCCCGTGATTACCCGGAGTTCATTGTTACCGACCCTGCCGCCGTGGATTTTTTCAAATACTTCACAAAGCAAAACCATGAGTAAATTAAGTGACGAGCAAAAGCAGGCCGCCCTTGAGGCGGGGAAGCAGGGCATGAAAGATGCCTACGAAAAAAGCAAAACTAAAACCGGCCTGAAGTGGTGGGAACGCCTTTTGTGGGTAGTCCTGGCAGGTGCTGCCTATGCGGCTTCCGCTCTGCTGGGTGGCTGCGGCCATTCCGTGGACGTGACGCCGAAAAAGACGGTGGTATGCAAGGACGGTTCCTGCCTGGTGCTGGAGCCGGGGCATATCTCCTATTCCCAGGCCCAGCCGGAAACGGACGTTCCGCCCGTCGTTCAATCCCTGAAAAAGTGAAGCCATGACCGGATCTGTTGTCAACGCGGGCCTGCTGGGGGCTAATGCCCTGTCCGTGATTGCGTCCGTCACGTCAGGCAACCCGTTTTTGGAGTACATCCAGAACGGGGCGAGCGTGGCCGCGGTCATGGGAATTTTTCTGTGGCGGGAAATGAAACGGGCGGAACGTTATGAGCGGCTCTATGATGACGAACGCAAAAAACGCATTGATGCGGAAAATAAGTGTTCCGGCTGTGAGTTCGTCCGCAAGGCGCATGAAGAATTTCTGGACAACAGGGACTAGTTCCAACTGTAAAGTTTTTCTTACCAGTTCCAACTATTTAACAATTAAATAATTATATGATTATCAAAGAATATCAGGAATTCAAACCCGTTCAGCGCGCCCTGGGGCTGAAGGCGGATGGGATGCCGGGGCCTAAAACGCTGGCCGCTGTAGCTCTGAAATTGCGCTGTCATGAAATATGGTCCGCGGTCCAGGCCGCCGTGAACGTGACGCCTGACGGCATCCCCGGCCCTGCCACGGCCCGCGGCATTGCCGCCGCCCTGGACATTGCCCTGCCCCGGTCCTGGCCTGACCAGGCAACCGTCCGGGCCGGTCTTTCCATTTTTGGGCGGCCAGGGGACGAAAACAACCTTGTTTCTATTGTCCCCCCTTATCCTTTATATTATGAGGGGCGGCCCGTGAAAACGATCCGCGTGCATCAGGCAATCGCCCAGGACGTTCAGGCGGCCCTGGCGGAAGTCCTGGCCGCGTATGGCCTGGACCGGATCCGCGCGCTTCACCTGGACCAGTATGGCGGATCCTACAATGACCGCAGCACGGCCGGAGGCAAAAGCAAGAGCATGCACGCCTGGGGGATTGCCCTGGACTTTGACCCGGTGCGGAACAGTTATTCCTGCAAAGCCCCCCATGCCGGGCTTTCCCGCCCGGAGTGTGAAGAGTGGTGGCGGATATGGGAAGCCCATGGGGCCGTTTCCCTAGGCCGTGAACGGAATTATGACTGGATGCACCTTCAATTCGCCCGGCTGTAAAACAGTAATCTTTTGAGCGTCAAAAAATTACAGATAAAAATATCTTGCGGAAAGTTCCGTTTTTCTGTATATTGGCCGTGCCGGGTTGGTCCCGGAACTAAGAAAGGAGGTGTAATATGTGATAATAGACTGGCATTCAATACAACGGCTGATTGAGCTTTTGATAGTTCTGTTCAGCTGACAAAAAAGGCCCCGGCTGTTCCAGCAGCCGGGGCCGATTGTTTAGAAGGTGAACATGTGATGTTCGGCAATCAATACGTCCTTACTATGCTCTTTTTGCCGGATTTGTCAAGCGTGCGGTTGTCATGCTGGCGCGGCTAATAAGGCCGCTTTTTTATCATCATCAGGATATTTGGAACGTATATTTTTTACTGCGCTTCTTTCCGCGGGAATCCCATTTGACGGTGCGGCCGTCATTTAGTTTGAATGTCTTCCCTCCATAGGTTGAATTAAGAAGGAAGGAAAAGCGTTTGTTGGATGCCTGGGTGAGTTTGTAACGGGGTATCTTGCTTTCATGCCCGGTTTCGTCCGTTTCCGTCACGTATTCCGTACGTGCGTCAATAAGAGATTCAAATGAGTTGCGTTCAATGCAGATTTCTATGATTTCGTCCCATTTGATTTCTCCGTATGTTTCACCGGGCTTCAGGCGTGCCGCCGCCGTTTGCACCAAGTCGCGCATGTCCTGAAGGTTTTGGTCTCCGCCTCCGTATATTTCATCAGGACGTTCCCCGAACGGATCGCCAATGCCAAGCAGGGAGACAATGCCCGCAATAATGGATGATGTGCGTTGAAACCCTGCTCTTGTTTTGTCCGGCATGGGCCGTTTTTGCTCTATCCAGTTGCGAACAAACGCATGCAGGCAGGCCAGAAGTTCCGCCCGGTTGCCGGAGTCCTGAATGGTTTCAAGGTCAATGACGCGCTGAACCGTCCGGTCCTGGGGATTGGATTCTGTCAAATTCAAGTCGCATATCAGCAGCCGGGAAGCAAGGTCTGTGTTCCACTCCAGGGAGTTTCCGGTGATGAAGACGGTGGCGCAGTTTTGCTTGGTAACAAGAGATTGCGTATGAAATGGGCGTATGTCTTGGGAGACGGAAGAAATGAAGGATTCTAAACAAGTAGATTGCAGCTTGCCGCGCAGGTTGTCAAAATAGACGTAGGGCGCGCGGGTGTTGAGGATGGTGTTCAAGACGCCCTGAAGCTTTTCGTCGTCATAATACCATGGATGTTTTGCGTTATTGTTGTACGTGATGCCGGTGGCAAGGTCTGCCAATAGTGATTTGCCGGATCTTTGAGAATTGGAGGTATAGACATAACCAAGTCGAGGTGAGGACAAGGGGAGCATGGCGGATGCGTACAGGGCGACGCAGGCGCAGGTATGGACCGCAAATGAGCGGGATGTGGCGGATGTGGCCCGTTCTTGAAGATCGGAGGAAGACCAGTCCAGAAAGGGGAATTCCTTATGCCAGTTGCGCCAGATAAGCAAGGCTTGCTCCAGCGGCATTTCCGTATCGTAGTCCACGGCGGTTTTCAGGGTGTAAATCTTACTTTCCGGATCATAGCCGCGCTGGTTAAGGTGGTAGGTGCCATTAGGGAGCATGGCCGGAGTGATTTGGTCGTGGATTTTGATCAATTCCGGGATGGCCGTGAGGAATTCCATGGATGAAAGGGTTAATTTTGCCAGCGGTTCTTTCATGGGCTGGTAAACAAGCGTGGAGTCGTCTTTGGAGCGGAAAGCGCACGGGCAGATATACTTTTCCGCGGCGGAGATGAAATTGTTGGGGTTAAGGTACACGGTTTTCCCGTCGTCTGTGATATACACAGGAGAGCCGGCCAGATTATAAATAGGGGCATTGGCGCGTTGGAGGGCTATGGCGACGCGTTCGCACCATTGGGGGGTTGTCGTGCCATTTTTGGAGGGCATGGCAACTTTGATCCTTCCGTCCGGCGTAAGGTCGTCTCCGGCAGGGGTGGGGCCTGGTTGCTCCAGCCCGGCCAAAAATTGTTGAAGATCCGCGCCGGAGGCGTTGGTTAGCAAATTTTGTAATTTGAGAATAAGTTCTTGGGGGGAGGTCATTTTTTGGGAGGGAGTAAGGGAGTGAGAGATTGGAGGGCAGCATTGAGGCCGTAGGTGGTGCAGGCTGCGGCGGCTTGCTGGATCAAGGGCAACGGCCATTCATCCGGGCGGGCGACGATTTCCGCGGCGCGGGTTGTCCAGTCCTGTTCTACGTTGCGGAGCGGAGTGGCGTAGAGTAAGGGGCGCAGGGTAGGGCGCGGGTTGAAATACAAAAGTTCCTGAAGTTTTTCCTGGCCGTTTACGGTGCGATAGCAGCCGGGCAGCCGCGGCATGACAAGATGATTTGTGAGGGCCTGGATGTCCGCGCCAATGAGGGCTAAGGCGGGCTTTATCTGGTCCACATACCCGCGCCATTCTTCGTGTGTGGCCGCTTCCAGGCGGAAGAGTACATGCAGAGATCGGGACCCGGAGAAGGTGATGGAGACAATGGGGAGAGGAAGAGTAATGAGTGCCTGGAGCCATTGCTTTACGTCGTCCATTTGGTCTGATTCCAGCAAAGCATGACGCCAGGTGAGGACGCATTCTGAAGAGCGCCGGCTTTTTTTTCCGTCCCTGATGCGGTAAAATCCGTCCACGGGCTGCCCCAGGAAGATGATGCCGTCCGGCGCGGCCGTGGGAATGTGTTTGGCCTGGTCTGGCCAAAGGCACTGACCTTGCGTTTTCCGGTCGGCAAAAATGATTGTTTTTTCTCCGTGTGCCGTATCAAACAGGGCGCGTAAATACATATCCGGCGTAACTATGGCCGGATCTGTGGCGGAGATGTTGGCAAGGAAATAGCGGGATAATACTGGAGCCCCTTTTTCCGCCAGGGTGGCAATGACAGAGGAATCAAGCTGCGGGACTGGCGGCGGCCCTGTGGGGGCCTTGGGGGGCGGATTGTATTTGGCTTGCCCCTTGGCTATGCGTTTAGATGGAGGCAGGACGGCCGGTTCCGGTTTTTTGCGTCCCTGGGATTTGTCGGTGCCGTAGTTGCCCTTGGGGCGGCGCGCCGCATCTTCCAACTTGCGCCGGAGTTCTTTTTCATTCCACGGCGGTTCACACCGGGCGTTAAATGTTAGCAGGATAGGCCAGGCTTCATCCAAAGATAGATTATAGTCGTTTACAAGGATGCGGCATGCGCGGAACGTGGCAGCATGCCCGCCGGAGCCGGAAACGGCTGGTTCCAGGGTATCAATATGTTTTTGTGCGCGGGTGATGGCGTCCATGGTCAAAGGTCAAGATTGAGTTCCGGGTGTTTGCGTGTGCGGGGGGAGGGGGAGGCTTGCTTCTTTTTCCTGCGGTGTTTCTTTTGAGCTTTCCGGCTGGTCCAGGAAACTTGTGCGAGCTTGTGCAGGGCACTCTTGCCGTATTTGTCGATAAGAGCTTGCGCCTGGTCGGGGGTTAAGGAATCCAGGAAAGCGTTGCAGGCGTGCGCCCGCATGGATGATGCGCTGATTGTGTCGCTGGTCAGCAAAGCAAGATCGGAATGAGACAAGTTTTTTACTGATTCTGGACAGTATAGTTTGGCAAGTTTGTACACATTCCGGGTAACGCGCTGAGGATGGTAGCCGTTACGGAAGAGAATGGTGAAAATTCCGATAAGGATATGCAGGCGTGCATCCGCTATTTCTTCTTTTACCACATCAAGCTGATGATGATTCAAGCCGCATTCATAAAGTTGTTTTGAGAGTTCCGGAAAGATGGGAGCGGCATCAAAAGGCGCATTCCATTGCTCCTGTGTTTCTCCGTAGGCGTGCAGGAGGTGATCAAGCAGATCTCCGTAAACGTGTATAACAGAGGGGCTGGAACTCATAATGCACCCCCCTTCCAAGACAAGAATTGCTCCAAATGTGGAGCTAAAAACAAGATGTTTACTACACTTTTTACTACGCTAAATGCGTAAAATGTTGAAAGTAAACATGGAGGCGGGAGCGGGAATCGAACCCGCGAATAACGATTTTGCAGACCGTCGCCTTACCACTTGGCTACCCCGCCGCTGATGCTGTGCGCGGATACTAGGGAAAAGAACCGCGGGTGTCAATCTCGTTTTTGGAAAAGATGCTTTGTTTTTAAGTGAAGGACTCTCTGGAAACAGCCTTTTTCTTTGGCGGAACGGACAGAGAAGGAGAGAATGCTTGTTTTTTAAGGCATCATGATTGTGCGGCGGAATGCCGCCCGTGCCTGTTGTCAGATCTATATGGAGCAACTTTGTTCCAAAATGGCGTGAATCAGGATATAAAAATGCACCAGGAGTTTTTTTGCAAGTTCACGGCAGCACGTAAAATTAGAGGGGAGGTCGTTCCTCTTCGTTCCGAATGAGGGGGGACTACGTGTTAAACGTGTTGATGGGTTCAGGGAACGCCGCCAGAATACCGGAAGGCTGATGGTTCAGTCTTTCCAAAAAGTAAACAACAACAATAGCAATGAACAATTATATACCAATCAACAAGGCAGTTAATCCCGTCTGCATTTATCAAGGGAATGAGCCTCTTATCAGCAAGACGCTCGGAGTTGACGCGATGACGTTCAACTTTGACGGTTCGGCGTGTGAACACGCCACTTGCGCCGGAGCGCCGGAAATGTTCATCAAGGTCGAGGAAGACGGCCTGTACTATTTCGGCGTGGAAGCCGACGACACAGGCAGCCTGACGATTGCCGGTGAGCAAGCTATAAAAAAGGATGGGACACCACCCAACGGCAAGCTGAATATTGAAACCGATTCCAGGTACCTGAAAGCGGGCTATTACAAGGTGGCCCTGTCGTGGACCAACAACGCCTACACCCCCGTCAGCAACAATGCCATTGCATTCAACGTTACCATGGATACCAAACCTATTACGGAAGGGAAGTATGAAGGCAACTCGACGATGAAGCGCGAATTCTCGTCGTCCCCCAAAATCAAATTGTGGACGATTGAAAAGGAATCCACTATCACCTGTGAGCCATCCAAGGAAGTGGAACTGGAATTTGAGAAACCGGAACCCGTCTATTTGGAAGGGAATGGTGACTGCAATGTAAGTAGCTTGAGACCTAAGATTTGCGTAACGGTTTGCAAAGATGAATCGGAAAACGTATGGAGGTGTCGTGTTGTTTCCGTTTCTGCCGGAGCCAAGCTAACTATGTATGAAGGCATTTACGTGAATCCCTATGTTGATCCCCCTCTCAATGAAGAAGAAGCCACCGAAGCGGTCAACGAAATGAACGGTTATCAATCTCGTGCAGAAGTTGGAACATGGCACACGCCGCAGGCTTCCCTCGCCCACGAAGAACACCACCGCCGTCAATGGGAGGATGCCTACAAGTTCTACTGGAAGGACTCCAAAATACAGGAAATGCTTGAAAAGCAGACTATCTCCTGCGACAAAGAACCGAACATGGATGAAGCCGTGAAGTTCATGCAGGCTCTTGCCAATGAAATGGCATTGGACCTTTGGAAAGAAACGTCAGACTATGTACTGGCGTTGCCGGATGATGCCAATGACAGACCCTATTGCGCCGGACAGGAAGTCCTGAACGAGGCAACCGCCTATGTCATTCGTCTGGCCGACGCGATGGGGTGGAACAATGTGCCCAGGTTTATCACGAAACCTGGAACGATCGAGCCTCCCTGTTTCATGCCTCCGGTCAGCGAAGGTGAAACTCGCAGCATGGCTGTTGCGGAGGAACCGGCGCCCTTGATCCTCTCCATGGCGGATACTTCCCAATTCACGGAAGGCAAAATCACAGTCCGCTTCCGCAACGAAGGAAACGAGCCTGTCCGGATTCCGGACGAAATCAACGACGAAACGTCCGATTTCTTTTTCGTGACGGTGTTGAGGACGCAACAGGGGAAAATGCGCATCCTGAACAGGGAAATTGGCACCATGACCTTCCAGCGACCCTTGAACTACCGGGAGCTTGCACCCGGTCAGGAATACAGCGTCACGATTCCGGTATGCCTGGATGAAGTCGATCTGGAAGGCTGGAAACAATGTTCTTGTGAACTCGAAACGCGCTACTATAATCAGCAGGGTAAGGATTGTTTCCTGGGCGTTCTCCGGGCAACGGCCAAGCTCGCGCTGCAATGAAAAAAATCTTCCAATATTTAGGACTTCTGGCAAGCCTGTCCCTCCATGCCGCGGCATGGGGGGACATGGCCGACAACGGAGTGGAATGTTCCGTGGTGATGGAAAAAACCGAGTTTGACGCGAGGGCGGCCTTCCCTGACTTCAAACTGGTGTTCACGAACAAGGGCGAAAAGACCGTGCGTCTGTTCGATGATTTCTATCCCCTCAAGGATAACGGCCCGAATATTTTCATAAAGATTTTTCAAAAACAAACACGAGGGCAGAAGAAAGAAGCTGCGTGGTACAACCCCAGGTATCAAATTGAGCGAGGACGTTTCTTGAACTTCATTGCGCTGAAGCCCGGAGAAAAGCATGAAGTGCTCATTAAGGATGCGTACCTGCTAATGCTCTATCTTAAACCTTTTCGCCGTCTTATCAATGGTGAGAAATATGAGTTGGAAGTAATCTTTCGTGACGGATATGGAGATCCCGGTGTTCGGAGGAAGTATGTAGGAAGAAAAGATTTCTCCGT